AATGAACCCGTTGTAACGCGTTTAACGTTCAATGATATCGACCGTGTTTTGAATGGGGAGGATAAAGTGGAAGAAGTCGTCGCGCCCAAATCGATTGAGCGGTTGGAAGAAATCAGCACGGCGCGTGCGATTCAGAGAAAACTGGAGGAAGAAGAGGTGGATGAAGACCGGATACAAATACATACCGATTCAATCGATTTAGGTAGTTTGGGAATTATGGATTTAGCGGCGGGCGATGGGTCAAAAGAGGACTTGTTGGGGGATATCATGGTTTTATAGGTGGGTGTCTTGGAGAGTAAAATATATGTATCTATATATACATACATATATGACAGAATCAAAGAACGAAGAATTATATTTGATTCAATTCCGAACTACGAGAGAAAATGAGTTTTATTACCGGTTTATTCAATTTGTAGGAGACGATGTTTTTATTGTGCGTGATAATGATGCGAATGTATTTTCAAATACAGTAGTTGAATCACACGGTAATAAAGATATTCAATTTGATATGGGTAAACACGCTGCAACTCAATTTACAAAAATATACGAGCAACATGTATCACACTTGGGTAATATACACGATTCTATAAAGAACTACGTTACAAACGCAGTGAAACCGGATAACAATTCTGGCTATGAATATAAAATGCCCCGTAAAATATATATAAGAAAAGACAAAGAACTAGAAGATGAAGACGATATACCACCCGACGATAGTGATGATGATCAAAAAGTAGGAGGAGGAACCAATAAAATTATGGGTGGTAGAGATTGGAAAATAAAAGATTTTCCATTCACCGTTTCATATGGAACCCAACTTACATTCAAAGATATAAGACACATTTTAAACAATTTTGTAGACGAATACAAAGATGATGATGATATAGATGAAATTAATCGTACAAAAAATATAAATTCATTTCAAAAATTCAAACGTATCATACAGTATTATTCTTCGACCAATACGATCAAACCACACGATAGCGAAAAACCGTTATTTACCTTTTTTGGAAAAGTCTTGAAAGAAAAAAGCAAGGGGTTTTATGGATTCGGCGGAAACAATATATCCAGTTTCAAGATTTACAAACTAACTGTCCCAAATCTGGAAACCGAAATCGACGTAAGCAAATTCGCCACAAAAATGGAAATCAAAAATTTAGAAAAACAATACGGCCAAATTACGTTATTGAATATCCGTATTCAAACCATTATTACACATTTTACTGAAACATCAGGACCACTATTTACATTCGAAGGTCTCGATGACGAAAAACGAGGAGATGATAAAAAAGACGATACCTATAAAGTCCAAGACATCAATAACGAAGATGAAATATATATAATCGAAGAAGACGGAGAAACCAAAATACGAGTAAATGACCGTGTGTATGCCACCGAAAAATACGGAAACAAATTCAAAATACCCGGATTAACTGTACCAGGCACAAATGGAGAAAAATCCGAAATACTCGATTTGAATGATTATCAAAAAGATACACATCATCCAACCATAACACGATACATAAAATCAACAGAGGGAGGTAAATCTCGACGTTTCCGACGAAAATCCGCCAAACGCAGAACCCGCCGTTTCCGTAAACGTGCGTAAAAAAACACATACAATAATCACTCTATAATATTATACACTAACACCCCCACTACAATGGAACAGTTTTTAATTCCCGCAATCATTGCTACGGCCCTGTTTTCGATGTTCAAATTCCTCGAAATGAAATATTTAGACAAACAGATGAAACCGCTTAAAAACGTCATACGCGATGCCTTAATGGTTTTCATAGCATCATTCGTAGGTGCATATGCATTCTCGCTCTTCGGCGGGTCGGTCCAAGAATTTTTCAATATTGTCACAGAGAACAAGACGCTCAATGCGGCGGCAACACAAGTATTTACGGACGTGCCCGGGTTCTAAAAAATAAGACATTTGTATCGTCATACAGAATAATGATTCTATATGACCACAACACCCAAAAATACCCTGTAGGACAAACACACACATTACATCACCACACAATTACACCCAATACCTCTGACACCCCCCTCAAAATACCCTGTAGGACACCCCGCGCCCCCACCTACCGCGATTCAGTTGGACGTATCGGCCGCACCCGCATAACTCGGCAACGCGTCAATATCCAATATATCGGCATCGGCATCCACTATCCGTGTCTGAAACTGCGCAAAATAGGGGAACGCCAATTGTGCCTCCGGTGTATGCCGATGGACCGTCCGGGCAATCATTTTATACAGTTTGAAATTGGGATACCGTTCCTCGCCCGTCTTTTTATACAGCACATTTTTCCCATTATCATCCTCGCACCATCGCAAAATAGTCGCCTGCAAATCATCTGTAGGACCGTCGTTGTCATTGTCGCGTATCAAGAAATCATAAATGGAACATCCCAAACGGCACAAATCGAAACTCATATTGGGGTCTAACCGCGGTTTCTTTTTATTGAAAAAGGGTTCGCAATTGTATTGGGTCGATGCATCCCCGTCTTGGGCAAAACTGTCGCTACAGAAGACTTTGCCACGGTATTTGTAAATCGCGCGTCCGAAATCGATGATTTTGTAGATTTTGCCGTAGGTGGGGACTTTGTATATATTACCTTCGTATTGGTAATACAGGAATGGTTCATCGGTAGATACATACATAATATTGTTTGTATGAAGGTCGTTGTGGGTCATAGAGAACATTTTTTGGTAGACAATCAGAGACATGATGACTTGCATAAAAACACTGGCCGCATTTTCGGGGTTGATGACTTTGCGAATAAAGAGTTCGTCCAGAGTTCCTTCGCATTTCTCGAGACAAATCATTTGGACTGGGAAATTTTTGATATAGGCATAGAGGGATTCTTCTTCGAGGTTGTCGTCTTGGTCCTCGTCCTCATCCGTATCCGTATCCTCATCCGTATCCATATCTTCGAAATCGGAATCGTGTTCAGAGCCTGAGCCTGAGCCTTCGTCCAACTCGCTACCTTCGTCGTCACCATCTTCGTCGGAACTATAATTGATATCGCTGTTGTTTGACGAATTGTCTGAATCATCGCCCTCGCCATCCCCATCCGCCGAATTCGCACCCGAACGACGGTGTTTGTCATAGACATTCTCGAGTTCGTCCAACACAAGATCCTCTGTAGGACAAGATTCAGAGATACCGGCGACCCCCTCTACCTCGACCACCACATCCTCGAAATCCAACAGGATATCGGCGTCGTCGCCTTCCAGCGCACTAATTTGTAATTTGTGTTTGTTGCCACGCGAACCGTAATTGTTGGTGAAATGGGTCGCATCAATGTCATACAGGATTCCTTTGTTATCCGTGAAAAACCGCGACTGGTTCAAATAATCGACGTCTTCCACAATATCGATCTTGTAATTTTCCTGTATGCCCAAATAGGACCCGTAATAATTAATCCCGTGTTTGACACCGTGGACATTCAATAATTGACTGCTCAAATAACAAAAGAAATTGTCAATGTAGGACGCGTTATTGGGTTTTGTCAGTTTGTCGATGGACGTCTCTTTGGAATCGTATTTAGGCAAAGTCCGGACACGGGCGTCTTTCACGTCGTATTTCCCGATCAAATAGCGTATTGGATCCAACAGGGGCGAGAATTTGAAATGGACGGGGACGGCCTTCTCCTCTTTGGTGACTATATGAATGACCCGGTTGGAATTCACGGCGTGATATGGATGGTTCAGAGAAATGGTGTTGTAATTGTCTCCGGTGAGCACGAAAAAGTCGTCATACAGTGGATTGTATTGCTGGAGTTGGTCGATGCCAATGGTTTTGCAATCTTCGACTAAAGGCTCTAAATCTTTCGGGGTCTTTTTACAATAATCGATTTTGAATTTAGGACTTGCGGCGGTGGATGTCATACAGGTGATTGCTGGGGTTAATATAATAGACAAATAACATAATATTCGGGACGGTTGAACGTGTCTATGTCACGGGGCGTGTCCGTATGACAGAAATAACCTGTAGGACAATACACATACATACACATAGGTCTATTTAGGAGGGAGGGAAGGCTGGGCGGGCACGTAGGTGGGTGGGGTCTCTGATCCCGTCCCGTCCTGAGTTTATTAGTATTATATTTAATCGGATTAAAATATAATATAATTTCACAACACAAATGACTTTAGAACTAAAAAAATTCGATATGCGTTCCATCACGTTTCGTCCCGATGAAAACAAGGGTCCCGTCATCGTAATGATTGGCCGTCGTGATACAGGTAAATCGTATTTGGTGCGCGACTTATTATACCACCACCAAGATGTCCCCATAGGAACGGTCATTTCCGGAACAGAAGCCGGTAACGGGTTTTACGCCAAACACGTGCCCAAACTCTTTATCCACGAAGAATACAATTCGATTCTCATCGAAAACATCCTGCGACGGCAAAAAACGGTATTGAAACAGGTCAACCAGGAAATGGAACAGTTCCGGAAATCGAGCATCGATCCACGTGCGTTTGTCATATTAGACGATTGTCTGTATGACCAAACGTGGACCAAAGACAAGCTGATGCGAATGCTCTTTATGAACGGGCGACATTGGAAAGTAATGCTCATAATTACGATGCAATATCCTCTGGGTATTCCGCCGAATCTGCGCACAAATATCGATTACGTGTTTATATTACGCGAACCCTATATGACCAACCGCAAACGTATTTGGGAGAATTACGCGTCGATGTTTCCGACGTTCGAGAGTTTCAATTCGGTGATGGACCAGACAACGGAGAATTTCGAGTGTTTGGTCATAAACAATAATTCGAAATCGAACAAGCTGAACGACCAGATCTTTTGGTATAAAGCAGAACAGCGCCCCGATTTCCGTCTGGGGTCCAAAGAATTCTGGGAGATTTCGAAAAGTATGGCAGATGATGACGACGATGAT